TTTCCAGCCAGCTGATTAAGCACGGTAGTGGAGAAATTCGCATCACCCCCCAGCGCGTCGGCCAGCTCTTTCAGGGTATCCAGTGCGGCAGGCGCGCCGCCAGCCAGTGCGGCCAGCGCTGCCTGCACAAAGGCAGTAGTTGCCAGTTGCGTTGAGCTGTTGCCCGCTGCCGCAGTGGGTGCTTTTGGGCTGCCGGTAAACGTCGGGCTGACTTTTGGCGCGTACTGCGTATGCGGGTCTGCTGCCTTGATATGTGCATCCAGCAGGGCGTCGGCGTACTGGCGCACTTCCAGCGCCTTATCATCGGTGTACTGCCGGGTCGCCAGCACCACCGACGGGTCGATTTTCAGCGTTACCGCGCTGGTGCTGTTCACGATGATAATCATGCGCACCGTCTGTGTGCGCCCGCTGCCCTCCGCGAGCTGCGGCTTGTAAGTTTCGGCGCAGTTAGCCACCGCAATCATCACGCCATCGGCGTCAAACAGGCCAATCTCGCGGATCCAGAAACCGCCCTCACCCTCCGGGATAATCTGCTCGGCAATAATCTGGCTGCCGTTGGCGGCATCAATCGTCAGCGAGTTAAGCGACGCGCGGCGCTTCTCGCCGATAAGTTTCGTCTGTGCCGGGTCAGGCGTGGGCAGCGTGCCGCCGCCGTCGCCTACCGCCATCTGCGTGATGTTCACTTTGGTGCCGAGCGCGGCAGCGTTGGCAAGCTTAGCCGCGCCCTGATTGGTCAGCAGGGCAAAATATTTCGTCGTCATGCGCTCACTTCCGTCAGGTCGATAAGATGCACCGCCGCGCCAGTAAATACCGGCCCGCCGACGCTGATTAGTTCAGGGGTATAGGGATAAACGGTCAGCTCGTCGCCGCTGTAGCTGGCAACGGCCACCGGCACCGTGCTGTTCGCGTCCAGGGTGATCGACAGCCCGATGAGATGGCGGCTGCACGGCTTGGCGTCGGCAATCACGCGCTCCAGCTCGTGATACATCTCCTCAGTGATGCCGGTATCCAGCACGCCCACGTCCAGCCGGAACGTGCCGGGCGCATCGTTGGTTTTCCACCACTCAATCACGCGGATGAGATAGCCCAGCGGCTCGACCACGCGCCGGATCGCGCTGATTGTGCCCTTATGCTGATGGATGTAGAACGCATCCTTCACCACCTTGCGCTTCACGCTTTCCGCCCAGCTTTCGTCCCAGCGGTCCACCGAAAACGCCCAGGCGAGATAGGGCAGAAAATTCACCGGGCAGGTGTTCGGGTTCCACAGGTCGCGCAGCGGCACGTTCAGGCCCGAAATCCCACTGCACGCCAGCGCCAGAAGGCGCTCCAGCACGGACGAGCCTGGCGGCAGCAGGCTGTTACTCATGACGCCACCCCGTCGTCCGCCACCGTCACGTCGGTGCCGGTGCAGTTGCCCGCCTGCGTGCGGTCCATGATGATGTCGGCGGCCGGTTCGGTGATTTCCACCCAGTCCACACCGGCCACACGCAGCACTGCGCCGTAAGACTCGCGACGCACGCTGCGGCCCAGCTTTTTCTGCTCAATCAGATAGGCGGCAAGCCGCTCGTTTGCCGCCTCAAGACAGGGCGCGGCAGCCACGCCGTCGAACAGGTGCAGCTTCGCCTGCACGCGGTAGTTGTTGATGGTTGCAGGCTGCACGGACACGCGGTCCGCCACCGGGCGCACGCTTTCGTCATTCAGCGCTTTGTCCACTGTATTCAGTAAATCAGCGGCTGCCGTGCCGTTACCTTCCCGGCTCAGCACGGTAATTAACACCGTCGCCGGTAACGGGCTGATGGCGGACACGTCCTGCACACGCCCGTCCGCGCTACGGGCGTGAAACTCGTAGGCCGCCGTCGGACCGGCAACCGATAAGCCCTCAAACGCTTCTGGCACGCGCACGCGAAGCGCGTCGTCTGATTCCATCACCGCCTCAACCGGCGGCACGGCGTCCGGGTTGGCCGGGGTGATGGTCAGGCGCTGCACGTTACTGCGCGCGGCCAGCTGGTCGAGGTCGCTTCCGAGCGCGTAGGCCACCATGACGGCCTGTGCCGCCTCGTTGATGCGCTGGCGCAGCAGGATTTCCCGGTACACGCTTTCCTGCAGGCACTTCACTATTGGCTCAGATTCAAGGGCCAGCACGCGGCGCATGGCGGCCTGTTCATCCGTCGGATAAAGCGCAATCAGCGCCTCCTTACGTTCGGCCAGCAGCGTTTCAAAGTCCGGCACCTCGATCACTTCCGGTGCGGGCAGCTGCGAAAGGTCAATTACTGCCACTGTTCACCCCCGTAGGCACAGACATTGCGAGCGGTGAGCCGTCAGCACGCTGGCCTGTCAGCTCAACCACCATGGAGCCATCAAAGGCGCTGGTTATGTTCAAAGAGCTGAGGCGGATGCGCGGCTCCCAGCGGCTCAGCGCCGTGTACGCCGCCGCCATCACCTGAAGGCGCACCACGTCGTTCTGGGGCTGGTCAATCAGTACCGACAGCAGCGAGCCGTATTCACGACGTCCGATGCGGCTGCCTTCCGGCGTGATCAGAATGTCGCGCACGCTCTGGCGAATGTGTTCGGTGTCTGTGATGGCTTCGCCGGTGTCGCGGTTCATGCCGAGATACATCATTGCGGGCCTCCGGATATATCGCCACCGGACTTCACTTTGTCGTGCTTGTGCTTGTCAGCAATCACGCCGTTGGAACTCATATCGCCGCCGCCCTGCGTCACCGCGCCGTTTATCACGGTTTCGCTGTTGATGAGCATCTGGCTCGCATCAATGCCCAGCTGATCGGTGATCAGCTGAATGCCGTCGGCGGCCTCGATACGCACGCTTTTGATGTTCTTTATCAGCAGCTGGCCGGTGTCCGGCTCGTACTGGAACCAGCCGCCGTCGTTGAACACGGTAGTGCTGCCGTTCTCTGAATAATCAGGCGGCGGGTAGGCGTCGGAATAAATAGCGGGCAGCGCAAACGCGGTTTCGAGATTGCCGCCGAGGCTCAACAGCACAACCTGCTCGCCGATGGAGGGTTGCCACCACGTGCGTGTTTTACCGGCGCGAAAGGTGAGCCAGTTAATCCAGTTGGTTTCAAGGTCGCCCGTTTTCACCCGGCACAGCCAGTTGACCGTATCCACATCGGACACGGTGCCGGTGCGGATCAGGTTAGTGATTAGGCGCATGATTTCGGTGAGTTTTTCGTTCATGACTTAAGGCTGCCATGAAAATTGATGTAAGGTGAATTACAAGCTTTTGTATGTTGAATGACACAATGACTCTTAATCAATCCTTCGGATAAACGGAATTTCAATGAACAATAAAAATCAGTATCAAGCATTACTGCGGGGTAAAGTTGCATCAGCTATAGCCGAAGCAAGAGGGGCGGCAGGTGTAACTCATCAAGCCATGAAAGGTTCAGTATTAGAAATATTACTTAGTAAATTGTTTAGACCACTATTGCCTTCAGATATTGGTGTTGGTACTGGACAAATTATCGATTCATTTGGAAATCCTCCGTCTCATCAAATTGACATTGTCATTTATAATAAAGAAATATTACCACCAGTATTGGTTAATGATTCAATAGGAATATTTCCTATTGAATCAGTTCTATACACTATTGAAGTTAAAACGACACTAAATAGCACTGAACTGTCAACGACTCATGTTAGCGCGAAGAACATAAATGAAACATATAAATACCTACCGGGGAAATTAGATAACGATGGAAACAGAATAAATCATTCTATTAGTAAGCCTCGAGCGGTAGTTTTTGCCCTTAACACAGATTTAAGTCAAAATGGAATGAGCGAAGCTAAACGTTACATGAATTTTTATAAGAATGACCGTTCTTACTTGAGTGCTATATGTGTAGTAGGTCGTGAGTATAGCTATGAAAATAATGACTGTTGGGTATCTATGAGAAACCCAGAGGAATACGATGAAGTTTTAAACTTAATAGCTGGAATAACAAACACCTACAGATCGGTTTCAGATAGCAGAGGCTTTCCACTTTTAGGGCACTATGTGGCCGCAAATGAAAATACCCCAGTACTTATTCCCTCAGAGGATCTACCCAAACTTACAGTTACATGTATTCAATGCGGAAAAAATCGCGAAATAATCTGCTCATTTGATTGTGAAGATAGGACTATCATTAATAATACGATA